AAATTCATTTCTGCTTCGGCATCTGCTTCTTGGTTTAAAGTTCTTCTAGCAATAAGGTCGTTAGCTGAATCGGCATTAGCATTACTCATTATTTTACGCACATGAGGTCTAGTTGTGTCAGGTTGAGGAAGTTCTTCATAATCTCTACCACCCGCTACAAAGTTATCAGCATTTTGGTAACCTGCGTTGTACGCAATGAGGGCTGCTTCAACATCTCCATTGTATCGGTCAAGCAAAGCTTGAAGGTATTCTCTAGAAAAATTTCTACTAGCTTCGGGGTCAAAAAGATCGCCTGTAAAAGGAGCTACACCCAATCCCGGTTGTGCCGCAGTTGAAGGTCTAATTTGGTACGCACCTAACTCGCCCATATTACCAACCGCATTGGGATCACCACCGCTTTCCGTCATCATCAAAGCGTTAAGAAGGTTATCCATATCTATATCTTCTGCTTTTACTAAACCACGGTTAGCAAAACCTACTATCCCCCCAGAAGCCATTTCTTCTACGTATTTAGTATGGTAATCCCCACCCATAAATTCAAAAGTTTCACGCCCTTTGCTACGCGCTTCTCTAAAAGCCCTATTAAATCTTTCTCTAATAGTTGGATCATTTTCAGCAGCAGCTTTAAGTTCAGGTAATAAAATTTCGTTGCTAAACCATCGCGCATTTTGCACTTGATCGGGGAGATACCGCCTTACCTTTTGTATAACTTCTGGAAACTGTTTCATAAAAGGCCCTTCTTCATCTGAATATAAAGGGTACCTTTTCAACTTGCTTAAAAAACTTTCTTCATTTTCAATATTGGTTAAACCTTCTTGCGCTTGTGCTGCATCAAGCAAGCCCGTTACTGGCGGCAACAACGGTGTGCCTAGCATCCTAGGGTCTATAGAAGTAAGCCCACCTTTATCAAAATTTAAAACTTCTTCACTGATGTCTAGGGAACCACTTTGGGTTTGGCGTATATCTTCTACCATGTCACTAAACCGTGACATAAAGTTAGCTTTTTCCATCTCAAACTGTTCTCTAGCTTGAGGCGATACGTTCCCTTCAATTTCATTAAAACGTTTTTGCCCCTCAAGAAACTCCATTACTCTTTCACTGCCGTACTTTTGCATAAGCATAGGTATAGGTTGGTTACTACCTACTGGCATAGCAGCATCTGGCCCATACTTTTCTACAGCAGCTCGTTTCTTTGCCCTGTTCATAAAGTCTTCGTTTAGCTCACCACCAAAATCATACATTGGCCCTACACCTAGGTTTTTAAGTAATGGGCCATACATAAATTCCTGCCGACTAAAATTGTTGCCTTCAACGTTACCGCCATCCGCAAAAGAAACAATCCCACCACCGGCCATCATCATGTTAGGGGCGGGCACACCGGCTACTCCTGGCTGCATAGGCATGGGTTGAGGAGGCATCTGTTGAGCCATTTGCTGGGCTCCAGGCATTAATCTTTCAGCCAAACCTTGTTCTAACTGCCCCACTACTTGTGGAGGCTGTGGTTGCTCCATTGCCATGTCCCGCTCACGAGCAGCCGCATTAACAATATTAGTTGCTTCTTGTAACGCTAAAGCATACTTTAACTGTGGGTTAACAGACTGCATCTGAGTAAGTGCGGGTACACCTAATTCAGTTAGTTCTTCTATTTCTTGACCAATACCATACGCCATTGCGCCAACCTCTTAATTAACTACAGTTACCGAATATATTGCGTGTTTGACCTTGAGGACAAGGGAATGCGGCATTTAAAAATTTGTTAATACCTTCGCCCGCAGTTCCTACTGCACCTATAGTCCCTAATATTTCAGAAAGCCCACTAGGTTCAATATAATCTCTTGTTTGTTTTTGTACAGGCAACCCATCAAGCAAAGCTTTTTGGTAGTTAACTTGCTTATACGGAAAATCTCTTTCTTCTTTAAACTGCGCATAATCAGCTTCAACACCTTCACTTTCAATACCACGTTGCTTATCACCAAAGTTAAGCATTTGATCTAGTGCTAACAAACCATACCTATTATTGTCTTGTTGAGCGGTGCGCAACCTATCTTGTTCAGTGTTGAATTGATCTTGGGCTTTATCAAATGCCGTGTTATATCCTGTAGCAGTGATGCCTGAAAGGTTATTTAACAAACTACGTTGCGTTTCTGCATCCATAATTGCTTGCCGTGAGCCACCGTATGCACCAGCTCTACTCAACCTAGAAGCATTTTGTCGTTGTTGTATTTGGGCTTGTCTTTGCGCTTCAGCTAATTGGGGCTCCAACGAAGCTTGAAGGTACGGGTTCATATAGTCAGTAGCAGTAGTACCGGAGGTAAACGATGTGGGAGTGAAAGCTCCCATCTGTGCAGTAGGCACGGTCAACCCAGCAATACCTTGAAAAGCTTTAGTTTGTAAATCAGATTGCTCCGCTGTAAGCGGGCCTGTATAAGCCTGGTACGGTTGATTCGCTAAAGCTTTACCTTTTGCAAGTATGTCCGTTACATAAGGTGCAGCCCACGAAGACAAACTCTCTTCAGTACCTGCTACTTGACCAACTGGATCTTTGGCTACCAAATCTACCATTAGTGTTTCCTCACGCTAAAAAATTGTTAGGGTTTATTTCTTTACCCTGTTTAGTAGTACCAGTACGAGCTTTACGTATTCGGTCCATCATCCCATGCAACTGAGTAGCTCCTGCCTCTGAGTTCCCATTGCCCAAGTGACTTACTACATCAGCTGGTATTACAAATTCACCATCACTTAATCTAGCTTCTTGGGTACCATTAATAGAAGCGGGTATTTGGTCTGCCATGCCATCAGTTGCGCCACCTAAGTAGTAACCGTTACCACCTAATGAAGCCAAACCACCTCTTTGAAAAGTAGGAGTCTGGGCAGCAAAAAACTCTTGGATTTCTTCTATAGGACGACCAAAATAATTAGATATTTGTTCACTTGTAACTGCCCCATTTTTAAACATTTCAATCACAGCTGAAATTTCTGTGGGCGAGTAGTCGTTATCCCTAGGTATAGAGCTTAACGGATTACCATAAGCTCGGTTTTTTGCTGAAGCCAGAGCACTCTTAAGCGTATTTTGTATATTCAAATTGGGAGTAGCATTAAGTTTTTGTTCCGCAGGGGTTTGATAATAAGGCCCCATACTGTTTTGTATGTTAGCTAGTGGCGTGGTAGTAGCTTTTGAAAGCCTGTAAGGTGAAATAGCATTTTCGTTCATATACCCTATTGTTTGATCTATTTGTTGTCGATCTGTGGTATTACTACCGAGTATGCCACTTATATCTTTAGCTAAAGCAGTGTCCGTAACTCGTTGCAAACTTGACAAACCTTGTCGAGCTGGGTTGGCCGCATTAGCCGCCGCTAGACTAGCTTGTTGGTTAGTCGCACGAGTGTTAGCGCCTTGTAGCAATGCATCCATTGCAGTGTTGTAACGCGCTTCATACGCAGCTTGCCCAGGCCCATCATACTTTTCAGTAGTTTCTGTTAGCCTATCTAATTGTGGGCCTCGCACAAACTCCATATCGGTAAAGTATCGTTGCCCACCACTACCTGGTCTGCGATCAACATCGTAAGTATTAGGTACAATTGATCGAACACCCCTATAATCAGGTATGGTAATTGCCATATTATCCTCTTAAATACCGTAATAATTCGTCAAATTCTTTATTTCCAACTATACCATCATCTCTTAAAGTAGAATATAGAGCTGCAACAGGATCAAGTTCATTATCTACATTAGCGTCTAAGATACCCGCTTCGCCATATGGAGATCCATATATAGAACCAATATCTACTAATTCTCCTGGTTCTTCCCGCACTATACGAAATTGAGGTTGAAAGGTACTAGCAGGTGCCGCTCTACCTGTACCCGTCCCTGTACCCGTCCCTGTACCTGTTCCTGTACCTGTACCTGTACCTGTACCCGTTCCTGTACCTGTACCCGTTCCTGTACCTGTACCCGTTCCTGTACCTGTACCTGTACCCGTTCCTGTACCTGTACCCGTTCCTGTACCTGTTCCTGTACCTGTACCTGTTCCTGTACCTGTTCCTGTTCCTGTTCCTGTACCCGTTCCTGTACCTGTACCTGTTCCTGTACCTGTTCCTGTTCCTGTACCTGTACCTGTACTTGTTCCTGTAGTACCCGTAGTACCCGTAGTACCCGTAGTACCTGTAACAGTAGTTGTTGGTGTACCCGTTACTGTACCTGTAGTAGGTATAATTATGTTTGGAACCCCTGTAACAGTAGTGCCTGTAACAGTAGTTGTTGGTGTAGCTGTAACAGTAGTTGTTGGTGTGGCTGTAACAGTAGTTGTTGGTGTAGCCGTTACTGTACCCGTTACTGTACCCGTATTAGGTATAATTATGTTTGGAACCCCTGTAACAATAGTGCCTGTAACAGTAGTTGTTGATGTACCAGTACCCGTAGTTCCACCATGTTCCAAAGTAGCAGTGCCATCAGCATTAACTAAAACGTTAACTTTTTCACCATCTTTAAAAGTTTTATCAGAAGCCCCTACAACAACCATTCGACCAATTTTGTCAGTGGTTCTTATTAACTTCCCATCTAAATCATAATAATTATAATTAAATGTATCCGTAGTAGAATCGTATTCCCAAGCCCCACTACCACCAGTAGCAGTGCCACTAGTAGCAGGAGCAGTAGTAACACCAGTAGTACCACCAGCAGTACCACCAGTAGCACCATCAGTACCACCAGTAGCACCAGAAGCACTATTAGCAGCGGCATCAGCAGCGGCAGCGGCAGCAGCCTTTTGTGCTTCAGCGTTTGCGTGTTGATCAATGTTTGACTGAGTTACCTTTACTCGGTCTGAGAGTAGACCTCCAGCATCAGTACCTTTCTCTAGGTCAAGTGTTGTAGCGTCATGAAAAATCCCTGCTTCATTTAAAACATCTGAAATATCTTGCTGGGACGCTCCACTATTTATTAAATCTTCAATACCACCAATCCAGCTACTATCTAATTTAACCGGGTTCATTTCAGCAATATTTACAAGATCATAAAAGGTATCTTGCATAGAATCGCTTGGAAACCCCTCTCCACCGTATTGGGTTGCCTGATCTATAGATGCCTGTCTTATTGAGTCATAAATAGCGTCCGGGGTTATATTTAACGTGTTTGTGGGAATGTTTATTAAATTTGGATCATTTGGATCAGGCTCAAAGCCCATTACTTTAGAAAGCATATCCATGTCATACGCAGGAGTCCCTGACCCAAAATCAAAATTGTCTCCTGATGCCGCTCTTAAAATTGCCGCTTCTGCATTTTTTTGCGCTACCATTTTATTGTAAGCATCTTGACCGCCAGGGTAATCGTTAGGAGCTATGTAATTCCCATCAGCATCATATAAGCCAGTAGTACCCCTACCTGCGGCAGGGTCACTATCAAGTGTAGTGTTTGATCCAACAAGAGAAGGCAAACCTGCCATATTGTTAAAAGTGCTAGGGTCATAAAACCTGAAATTGTCATTAGAAGTTGATTTTTTGTTATTTTTAAAAGTGCTCGGATCATAAAACCTAAAATCATCAGAACCACTACCAGTGCCAGCATAAGGAGCATCACTAGACCCGATAAAACTTGTGTCTTGGATATATCCTAGTAGTCTATCTAACCCATCATCCATTGCTTATCCGTCTATCAACACGCCTTCAAATGAGGCGCTTATCTGGTTGTTGTTTGTAGTCGCTATGGCGCGACACTCAATGTCTGTTTTTGCTGGTATGGCTAAAGAATATGTAAACGGTGCTATTGTGGTATTGCTCTCCAGCACTTGGATAAACCGTGTTCTAAAGGCGTTAGTAGCATTCTCCCGTGTCTTAAGCTTAACAGTCGCAGAATTAGTGGCCGAAGCTATGGCTGCCGTAAATGCTATCTCATCTATGTACAGAGTTTTACTTGCGGGTACTGTGTAGACGGCCATCTGCGTCTGGTTAGAGTCACCAAAACTAGCGTACACAGTAGGAGGTACACCCGCTGTAGCCCCAGTTGTACCCACATAAACAGTCCCTGCACTTCCTCCGTTTGAGCCAGCAGTAAGGACGTAAGCTTTTAATATTCTTAGATATTCTTTAGTAGTAACTACTTGTGTTTGACCGTTCATTGCAATGTCTTCTTCAATCTGCAAGTAATTAGCATCCAGACCCTGTACCTTAATGGTACGTACTCCAGTACCTGTGGTGGCTATATCGTTGGTATCGCTGCTAGAGATATACACCTCTCCTGCTGCACCAGGGTAAGTAAAGTTTCCACCCTCTGACCACACGGTTTCTTCAGTAATGTCTACATCAGCATTGAAACCAAATTGATACAAGGCAGTAGCCCCTGATACTTGGCCTTGGGCAACTCTTAAATTGTAGGGGACTGTATTTGCCACAGCGTTCCTCAATGCGTTGTCTATCTGGTTGAAATATAGACGTAAAATGTTATTAAAACGATCTACATACCCTCTACTGTACGTTTCTGGGCCAGTGGGTAAAGCTGGCGCAACTACTCGACTCGTGCTATCTGTTGAGGTAGGCATTAGCGTCTACCATCAGGACGCATATCTAAGCGTGGGGAGCCAAGCTGCCATGCTACTCCTTCCGCTGTAGACTCCATCTTAAAGGCAATCTGTCTACCTCGCACTCGTAAGTACACCTGTCCTGTAAACTGTTCTATAGGTACTGTAGCTGACCGAGTTACCGTGGCTGACGAGTTACCCCCCTCAGACAGTGGGTTGTTGTACCCCGATCCTGAGTTAGCCATAGGTGATATAGTCATACTAGCTGCTGGGTTAGTAGCACTAGAGCCATCAAAAGTTACATCAGGCAGCATCCGGTTAATTAGTACAAAACTATGCCCATCATCTAAATCAAACTCAGACGAGGTAATAGAGGCAGTAATAGCAGCCGTTACACCTGTTTGTTTGTCATCGTTGCCTTTCTCGTGGTCTACCAAGTTGTTGCTGTATGTAGCGGCTATGGGCCTGTCCCGCAGTCCTGAGTCTAACCAAGCAGTTCTAGCTAACGTGCCGTAGTACCACACATTTTCTTGGTAGTTATACACTACATAACGGTCATTAGTGGTAACTCCAGCAGATGGATAAAACCACCAGACTTCGTTGAATCCTTCATTAGTCCCAGCTGCTACTTGGTTAAATTGGTCGGTATTTATGTCATTAAAAACATAACGTTTAACGTTACAAGGTAGCGTCATTACTGTACCGTCATACTTGTAGAACTTATCTTTACCCATCCAATAAGCAGTACTACCTGCGTATGCAGTAGCGTTTTGACTTGCAATAGATATGTTATCTCCTAGTAATTGAACGCTCCACACGGCATCTCCACCTTCATATTGCATAGAATACAAAGCAGCATCTGTCCAAACCAACACCTCTTGTCGCGCTTGCCTGGCAGTTATAATTTCTGTGCCCCGAGAAAGACGTTGGCTACCAGCAAAATTAGTTGCTGAAGGGGTCCAATTAAACACATCTTCTTGGTCTGACCACCGAATAAGCATAGGGTCTTGAACTGCTGTACCTAAAGTATTAGCCCCAAAACAAAATACAAAACGATAAATATCTGAAATAGTTACAAAATTTGTAATGCTAGGTACATCAGTAGAAGTAGGGTAGTTGACAGTATCAATTACTTTACCCCGCACTGTTACACCCGTACTTGCTGCCCAGTAACATAATGGCCCACCACGATAAGCAAATACTAAATCTTCACCATAGTTTGATTGACTCCAAAGCCTGATAGGGGAAGTAGTTATACCACCGTTACCCCAAGTGCCTTGTCCCCATGTACCTGCGCCCCAACCAGTAAACGGTACACCTGTAGCTGACCCGGTGTTCAACTGATACGCACCTACTGTAGAGGCTCCACCGTTGCCTGTATCTCCTGCACTAGCACTGACCGCAGCGGTTATGGTGTAGGAATCATCGTTAACCACATTGACTATTTCGTACTCAATATTAAGCACAGCGGCTGTTATGTTACCGCCCAGACTCACCGCACCTGAATAAGTAACAAAATCCCCTACTACTGCTCCATGAGCTGTATCTGAAACCGTAAGCGTAGGAGAACCATTAAGGGCAGCAAAGGTTACATCCCCCGCTGCTGTAGTTAGCCTGATAGGGGTAATGTCGTTGTATGCTCCACCACGCTCTATGTAGTACTTTAGGTGCGTTCCTACACTAACTAAGTTTTGTTTGCCTAACGTAATCCAGTTCCATAGCGAACGACATATTCCTAGAAACGTGTTAGCAGAGATGCGCTCCCATCCCCCAATCTTCTCAGGCATACCCTGACGAAACCGCACCTTGTCAGACTCATACCACCCACCTTCTGTGGTATAGCGGGTGTTTTCACGATTAACCCCTGGTTTTAATTGAAGTTTTTTAAGAGGCATACTTATTCCGCATATTCGCCTGTTTTAATTAGATCAGTAAGTTCTAATGCCCTACCACCTACTTGTTTAGCCCAACGTGAGTCTAAGAACTCCGTAGCGGCTTCTGCATATTCTTCCCGTTCCATCGCGGATAAAGCGCGTTTGAAACCCCTGAGTCTTGTTGCGCCCAGGTTAAAACTAATGTCAATCATAGCATCTCTGCGTACATCATCTAG